AAAAATAAAAATACTAGTTCTGATGAAGATTGGAAAAAAGTTGCAGATTTAATTAAGAGCATATGACAAAAACCATAAGTAAATTAAAAAAAGAATTAGATAAATGGTTTAGTTTGTATGTTCGCTTAAAAGATTCTGATGATTATGGAATGGTAAATTGTTATACTTCAGGTAGATCTTATCATTATAAACAGATTCACGCAGGGCATTTTATGAGTAGAAGGCATTTAGCAACAAGATGGTGTGATCGTAACGTTAAACCACAGTCAGCAGCAGATAATCTTTTTGGACAAGGTGAACAGTTTAAGTTTGGAAATCAATTAGATTCTGAATATGGAATAGGTACTGCTGAAGAATTACAGATTAAAGCTAGACAGTCTTGTAAGATTTCTAGAAGTGAATATGAAGAAAAGATAAGTTATTACAAAGAGATTGTTAAAAACTTAAAAAAAGAAAAAAATCTAGAATAATATTTTTTTTATATTTGGGTTATGACAAAACCTATTTTTGCAAATACTATGCATCAAATAATTGTCAATGATTATTTAAACCTTATGTTATCTTTTACTAAAGAGATTTCAACTAAAACAAAACATCAAAATTTTAAAGAAGTACTAGATCTGATTATTGAATATCACAATAGTTATGGAGAAGATGTAGAGCAGGGTAACTGGAATGATTGGTTAATGATTATTCCTGTAAATACTTCTGTAATGGTAAATGGATATTTTGCAGGTATATCTACAAAAAGCAATTTAGAGATAATAAAATCATATAAACTTTTATTAGATAATAGTTTAGAGTTGTTAGTAAGAGATCTAAAAGGAATAGAATTTACTAATGAATGAAATATATGTGATAGTAGGAGATTGTAGAGAAACATTTGTAAAGATGTCTTACACTTACAGTCAAGATATTAATGAAATTGAAGAAACGGTTGGAGAATTAATGCTTTATTTTTTACAGATGAATCCTGATACTCTTAAATCTATATATGAAAAAGATGGTAAAAAAGGAATTATAAGTTATGGTGCAGTAGTATTAAGAAGAAGCTTTACCTCAGTACGTTCTCCTTATTATTATAAGTATAAAAAATATTATGAGCATATAGATTCAACATCAGCTTATATTAAAAATGATCGTTATAATAAAAATTACATTTATAATATAGAGGGATCTAAAGAGTATCAACAATGGCAAAAGTTAGAATTAATTGATCAGGCATTAGATAGTTTTTATTGGTACGATAGAGATGTTTTTAAACTATACTACTATGAAGGAAACACTTTATCAGGACTAGCAAAAAAAACAGGCATAAGCAGAAACAGTCTTTTTACAACTATAGATAAAGTAAGAGAACAGCTTAAAGACTTATTAGATGAATAAGTTTTTTGTTAGTGATGAGGTTTATAAAGACAGACTAGATATATGTAAAGGTTGTGATTATTATTTTAGACCTACAGGTAGTTGCAAAGTTTGTTTGTGTTTTATGTCAATCAAGGCACGTATTAGTTTAATGGAATGCCCACAGAAGTATTGGCTAAAGACTAAAGAACTTGAACAACCTGAAGGAATACCTGAAGAACTAATAGAAGAAGTATTAACAATATGGAAAGATATAAAAACAGGAATAGCAAAAAACCAAGCAGTTAAGAAAAGAATGATAACATTATTTAATACAATTTATGGAAGTAACTATGATACAGGAACAAGTTGTAGTACTTGTCTAAGTGATTGTTTTAAAGGAATAAAAAGAATATATGAAAAATACAGATAAAACTCCTAACTATTATAAAGGTAAAGTATATGGCTATAAAGCATTTGATATAATAGAAGATTATGAATTAAATTATAATTGTGCTACTGCACTAACTTACATCTTACGTTCAGACAGAAAGCATAATACACCTAATGAGTGTTTGCAAAAAGCTATAGATCATTTAAAAAATGAATTAAAAAATTTAGAGAAAAAGAAAAAGAAGAATGTTAGAATAAGTCATATATAAGGGAGAGTAGGCATATTGCCATAATAATTGATTAAATGTTTTTTATGCTCTCCTTTATTTTTAAATTAATGCTATGTTAATATATCAATGTAATAAATGTGAAATAACTAAACAATTAAGTAAAATTGTAATGAAAATAATTGACAACAAAGTTTGTCATATCGGATCAGAATGTCCTAAATGTGGAGAATATATGCAAGAAGTAGAAAAAGAGTTTGGTGGATTTCCTTCACTTAAAAGAACTGAACCTACTTTATCTAACAGAAAAGATAAACTTTGGAGTAGAGCAAAAGACAGATTAAAATAAAAATCAATAAATTCTATTATATTATATGAAACTAGAAATCAATAAGTTAAAACCAAATAAAGACAATCCACGAATAATAAAAGATTATAAGTTTAAAAAACTTGTAAAGTCTATTAAAGAATTTCCTGAAATGATGGAATTAAGACCAATAATTGTAGATGAAGATATGACAATACTTGGGGGAAATATGAGATATAAAGCTAGTATAGAAGCAGGATTAAAAGAAGTGCCTGTAAAAATAGCTAAAGATTTATCAGATGAACAAAAACAAGAATTTATAGTAAAAGATAATGTAGGTTTCGGAGAATGGGAATGGGATATATTAGCAAATGAATGGGATTCAAAAAATTTAGATAAATGGGGATTAGATATACCATTTACAGAAGATGATGTAGAAGAAATGAGTAATCCAAATAATATAGATACAGAAAATATATTTGCAACAGAATTAGATAGAGAGAGTAATTATATAGTTTTAAAGTTTGATAATGATATTGATTGGATTCAAGCAAAAACATTATTTGGATTAAAAACAGAAACTGCTAGAAGGCAAAATGGTAAACCTTGGAGTAGTGGAATTGGTAGAGTTTTAAATGGAACAGAAGCAATTAATAAATTAACAAATGAAGATTAAGATATTTGCACCATCATATAAAAGACCTGAAAAAAGCATAACACAAATAATATATCCATTTGTAAAGTTAGTAGTAAGAGAGAGTGAAGCAGAAGAATATCGTAAAAATGGCAATGATATTATAGTATGTCCTGATTCTGCACAGGGTAATTTATGTAGGGTAAGAAATTGGATCTTAGATAATTTATATGAAGATGCAGATTGTATAATAATTTTAGATGATGATTGTAAATCTATTGGAAGATGGCAGAATCAAAATGATATAAATTTTAGTGAAAATGAATTAATTGAATTTTGTGAAAGTTCAAGTATTTTATGTAGAGAATTAGGTTATAAATTTTGGGGATTAAATTGTGTGACAGATAAAGGTGCCTATAGAGAATATACACCATTTGGTTTTTTACAATATATTGGAGGACCTTTTCAGGCTCATCTTAAAGAAAGTATAATTAGATATGATGAAAATTTACCATTAAAAGAAGATTATGATATTACATTGCAACATATTAAAAAAAATTATGGGTGTTTGAGAATTAATTATGCTCATTATAATGTTAAACAAGCAGAACAAACAGGTGGTTGTTCAAATATGAGAAATCTTAAAAAAGAAAAACAACAGTTTTTTGCTTTACAAAAAAAATGGGGAAAGGATATAGTTAAAAGAGATAAAGGAAGTAAAAGAAGTTTTGATTTTAATCCTATAATAAAAGTACCAATTAAAGGAATATAAAATGAACGAAAGTAGACACATAAAAAAGGAATCAATAATAGCAGCATTAGAAAAGTCTTTAGGAGTGGTAACTGTAGCTTGTAAACAAGCAGATGTACCACGATCAACATATTACAAGTGGTTAAATGAAGATGAGGAATTTGCAAAAGCAGTCAAAGATATTGAAAACATAGCTTTAGACTTTGGGGAAAGTCAATTACATAAACAGATAGGAGATGGTAATACATCAGCTACTATATTCTTTTTAAAGACTAAGGGAAAGAAAAGAGGTTACATAGAAAGAAATGAAGTAGATCTTACATCAGGAGATGAGCCAATTAAAATTAATGTAAATATTAAAGGGGTTGAATATTGATACTGAATTTACTCATACACAAGGACAAGCAATAGAATACTTATTTGATAAGAAAACAACAGAAGTATTATTTGGTGGTGCAGCAGGTGGTGGTAAGTCTTGGGTAGGTTGTAGTTGGTTGATTCTTTTATGTATTAAATACCCAAAGACTAGATACTTAATGGGTAGATCTAAGTTAGATAGTTTAAAAAAGACTACTCTAAATACTTTCTTTGAAGTTTGTCAGACTTGGGGAATCTTAGCTAATAAGCATTACAATTTTAATGCAGGATCTAATATTATTAAGTTTTATAATGGTAGTGAGATAATACTTAAAGACTTGTTTCTATACCCATCAGATAGAAACTTTGACAGTCTAGGATCATTAGAAATTACTGCTGCCTTTATAGATGAAGCAAATCAAATAACAGAGAAAGCAAAGAACATAGTAGCATCTAGAATGAGGTATAAGTTAGATGAATATGGTATTATTCCTAAACTATTAATGACTTGTAATCCTGCTAAGAATTGGGTTTATACTCAATATTATAAACCTGCTAAAGAAGGAGTAGAAAAAGATCATAGAAAGTTTATACAAAGTCTAGTAGATGATAATCAATTTATTTCTAAGCATTATAAATCACAACTACTTACTTTAGATGAATTAAGCAAACAAAGACTTCTTTATGGTAATTGGGAATATGATGCTACTAATGATAACTTAATAGAATATGATGCTATTTTAAATTTATTTAGTCAGAATGGAATAGAAGGAGATAAATACATAAGTTGTGATGTAGCACGATTTGGAAGCGATAAGACAGTTATAATGTATTGGGAAGGGCTACA